AGTGGCTGACAATCCACACTTACCCCCTACCTACGCCGAAACTTTGGCGCGCCTTCCTGAGGTTGACCGTAAAAGGCTATTAGAGGGCGATTGGGACTATGACGAAAGCCTCGACGCCTTATTTACCACCGACGATTTATTGCGTTGTTTTCGGGCCCCTCAAGAAAGCGGGGAGCTATATATTACGGCCGATGTCGCCCGCCTCGGGAAAGATAGGACCGTAATAGCCCTTTGGCGCGGCCTGTCTCTTATTCAAATAACCGAACTTAGAAAAAAGAAAATTGACGAAACGGCCGCAATAATTCGCCAGCTCGCTGACTTTAATAAAGTCAAACTATCGAACGTTATCGCCGACGCCGACGGGCTCGGGGCGGGGCTCGTTGACGTTCTTAAGTGTCGCGAGTTTCGAAATGGATCGCGGGCCACTAAGCCCGAGCGGTTCGTTAACCTGAAAGCCGAATGTTTTTTTAAGCTGGCTGAGTTAATAGAGCTCAACCGCGTAATATTGCCCCAAAACCACCGCGACACAATCATTAAAGAACTCGATTTAATACGCCGAAAAAACCCCGACGGCGACGGAAAACTAGCCGTAACAGGAAAAGAAGAAATTCAACGTGTTCACGGGCTGAGCCCTGACTACGCCGACGCGATCGCGATGCGAATGTTTTTCGAATTATTCCCGAATTACGGGCGGTATTCATACGCCTGAGGCGGTTACAAATTGTAACCGTTTGAAGCTAAAACGCTGATTTTCAATAACCGATTTGTTAAAGAATGTTAAAAATTAGGATGTAGCAAAAAAGCAACTATATCTTTGGCAAATAATTAAAACAGTAACACAATGAATATATCCTCTGGGCAATCATCACAAAAGCAACACCTTTCAAATGGTGCTCTTACCGCTTGCAATCGTAGATCATCGGGCATCGGAAAAAATGACAAAGAATCTTTTAAATGGTGGGTTGAAAAATATCCTGAAGAGTGTTGCCAAAAATGCCTTACTCGCTTTAATCAAAAATAAATCAAACGAGGGGCGCGACTCACCAACGCGCATTTTATATCTCGAAACCCCTTAAACCCTTTTATATGTATCAGATTATCATAACCCACCTCCAAAACCGAACCGCTCAAATTTTGGAATACCCAAAGCTCGGCCAATGCCTCGAGTCATTCAAAGAAATTTGTAACTCGAAAGGATATGATTACGAATGGAGCGACGAACTCCCCACCGCTGGCGGTATTGGCCACGATTATCGAATTGAAGTCTACGTAAATTATTAAACCCCACTTATAAAATGAAAACCATTATTCTCGACATTAAGCGCCCCGCGACGGTTGACCGTATGGAAATCGACCTTCCCGCGTTTACCAAATTAGGAAATTCTTATTACTGCGTAACAGGCGAAAAAACAGGCGTCCAAGTTAACGCCTTTCCCTCGATTAGTTGTTACTCTATTCACAATATGACAGAGCGCGACGTTATGGGCGCTTTCGATTGGGACGCCCAAACGATTAGCAAAGAAGATTTTGAGAAAGTACTAAACTCGGCTTATGATTCAATTAACCGCGCTTTGAACATATGAGCCGCGACCCGTTACAATGGGCCAAAATCGAAAACAGAATCTTGTTAGCGGTTGCCCTCTTAGAATTTATTTACATAGTCATTAAACACTTTTAAAAAATGTATCCATTAAACCCCGACACGATGGGCCAGCTTCAAAAGTTCACCCAGCGCCTAAACGCCGAGCCCGACCCGCTAGGCGTAGAACAAACACCCGACCAAAAAGCGAGTACGGTCGTTATTAGTCATATCGAAACCACACTAGATGAGCTCTTTTTTAGCCAATGGAAAACCGAGAATTTTCAATGGAGCCAAGTAGCCAATGAAATTCAGGGAAGTTTAGAGCTCGTTGTAATACACCCCGTAACAGGTTTCGAGATTCGACGAACGGGAGCCGCCTCTATTGTTATTATGGTCGATCGCGCACCGATAAACCTCGCGGGCCAGGAGCGTAACCAATGGGCCCTTAACCCATCAAATAAGAAACCGAACGCCCTCGATATGTCTTTTCCCAAATTAAAAAGCGAATGCCTCAAGAACGCCGCTCAGTCACTCGGCAAAGTATTCGGCCGCGATCTTAACAGGAAAAATAAAGACACCTACAAACCTTTTAAACTCCCCGTTGCGGGCGAACTAAGCGAGTCAATGGTCGCACGTTTGGAGGTCGGTATTTTAAACCGCGAGGCGGCGGCTATTGAGGCTATTGAGTTACTGAGCGCCCACCTATCGCCCGAACAAAAAACCAAATTAGAAAACCTTAAAAATTCAATTGAAAATGAGTAACCCCTATTTAACAGAATTTATGCAGCAAGTGGCCCAGCAGTCGGCCGCGTGGGACAAATTACGCCTAGGGCGTTTCACGGGCTCAGGAATTAGCGCCCTAATGACGGACCCCAAAACGAAAGCCGCGAAAGAAGCGGGCGAACTTTCAGAAACCGCCAAACGGTATATTTACGAAAAGGCTATGGAAACCGTCACAGGCCAAAGCGGTAACGAGGCAACTAGCCGCGCGATCGACTGGGGTAATGAGTGGGAAGAGCACGCCTTACTAGAGCTGAAAAAAGCCCTAGCCAGCCCCGACGAAAGTACCGAGCTAAAGCCCTCGTTTAAACTCTTTAACGATTATTTCGGATGCTCACCTGATGCCTTTATGATTCACCCCGATTTTGGGGCCGTAGGTTGCGAGATTAAATGCCCGTGGAATTCAGTTAACCATTATTTACATAGCACCGTGACAGATGGGGAACGCCTGAAAGCCGTTAACTCCGATTATTATTGGCAAATCTTGGGGAATTGCTTAACCTTTAACCTCCCCGCCTGGGTGTTCGCGAGTTACGACCCGCGCCAACCTGAGCACCGTCGACTACATTACGCGGTAATTGAGCCCGAAATCGAGGAGTTGACTCTGTTATGTGAACGAATGGAGGCCGCGCACCGAATGAAGCTCGAAATATTAAACGAATGGAATAACCCCAAAATCTCGGCCAATGCTTAATAACTACGTTACAAAATCACTCGCCAAATTATTAGCCGAAAACGTCGAAGCCCGTGACGATATGATGCAATGCGTTAAGCATATTCACGATATCGAAATGGGGGTTATTGGAATCAGTCAATATGAATATTACGACGCCTTTTTTGGCGGTAAATTATCGAGCGTGAAGACAATCGATCGTATTTGGCGAAAGATTCAAGAAGATATTCCCGAACTCAGAGGCTCCGAATGGGAAGCCCGACAGGCCCAAAGCGGCCGCGTTGAAATAACCGACCTTAGTTATCTTAAAAACCAATTAAACCTTTTTTAATATGAGCACAATAACGAATCGAATTGTAAAAATTTATCACTTACTAGAAGGTGGCCGCCAATTAACCGCCCCTGAATTAACCGAAATACTAAACGAGCCTCTCGGAACTGTTAGTTCCTTTTGCTCTTTTATGTATCACACCCGAAACTTGAAAAAAACCGAAAAGAACGCGTATTATTTGCCCGCGTTTACAAAAGCGCCCGTTGACGTTGCGAAAGACATTCAACGTTTTTTAAAAAACAAACGCCAGGAAAAAGCAAAATTTAAGGCCGAAAACGAACCTGTTTTAAAATTGAACTTTGAGCGTATGGATTCGGAGGCAATTGAGGCCGCGATTGAATTGTTAAAAAGTAGCGGTTATAAAATACTAAAGCCCACAACCGAGTTTAAAGAAATTTAGTATTATTGCCCCGCGACTTCCTTATGAAAAAATTAAATACAGACTACCGCCGTAATGCTTAAGCGCAATCGCGCGAGGGGTCGCCGTTGCGTGCGGTAGTCGTATTTTTAAAATGAAAAAATCTTTTATCGTTTACATTGATTCGCTCGATATTCTCGACGAACTTACCCCATCACAAATCGCAAATTTATTTTTAGCCATTAAGGCTCACCACAAAGGCGAAGGCTTCGAACTGGATGCCATAACCCGAATAGCCTTAAAACCGTTTTTAATTCAATGGCAACGGGACGCGGAAAAATATGATTCAGCCTGTGAGCGTAATAAGGCCAACGGACTGAAAGGAGGGCGACCAAAGAAAGAAACCCAAACGGTTTTAACAGAAACCGAAAAAACCCACTCGGTTATTTTAAAACCCAAAAAAGCCGATAGTGATAGTGATAGTGATAATGATAGTGTAAGTGATAGTAAAAAGAAAAAACCTATAAAAAAAGAAAACCCGCCGCCAACACTTGAGGACGTGAAAGCGTGGTTTATCGAGCAAGGATCAACCGCCGAGCAAGGGGCGAAAGCGTGGCAATACTACACCGATGGAAATTGGCACGATGCAAAAGGCCAACCCGTCAAAAATTGGCGGCAAAAAATGAGGGGCGGGCGGTGGCTGGAGGTGAAAGCCCAGCCCCCCCAAACCTCTGAACTAAAAACCTATAAACCATTGAACTCATATGAACCCGAACCAAATACCGAAATTGACGACTTTACTCCCGCCGAGTGACGTAGAACTAGAACGAATGGTATTAGGAGCCGTTTTACTCGATTTTAAGGCACTTTCTCGCGTCGAAGGTATATTGACCCCCGAAAAGTTTTTTGATAGCCGT